TATAACTCTATTATATTTATTATTTTTTCTTTCTCCTAATACTTTTGCACCACCTATGACATTATCTGAAGTTATTGTTTTTACTGATGAACCAGCACCCTCAATTTTAAGTTTATAAACTCCATCATTGTATGTGAATAGTGATCTCATTGGGTTTAAAAGTTTTCTTACATTATCTATTACTTTTTGGCTGGTATCTAAAACAGCATTAGATTCAAATTTAATAATTTTTGGAATAACATCAGTTACATCTACACCATTAGTAAAATTAGAAGATAGGCTGTTACTATATGAACCACCGCTTACTTGCCATTCAAAAGTCAATTCACTATCTGATGGTGCATTACCATAATAAATTATTATAGGGTATCGAGAACCACTTACTAAAGTTTTACTTCCTGTTGCAGTTTGAGATGAGTGAAACCCTCTATTATTAACAATAAGGTTACTATCTTTATTGTTTTCTACTTCTTTAAATAAATTATCAACAGTTTGACTTGCATCTCCAATATAAACTACAGAAGAATCGTCTGATGTAGTTTTGAAATTAAAACTTGCTGAACTTGGTGCTGTAAAATAACCATAATATCTTCTAGAGTGGTATGAATCCGTAGAAACCGAACTTATAGATGTAACTGTACCTGATGATATAGGCGATCTATTTAAAAAAAAACTTGGTTGATCGCTATAGTACCCTTTATACAACTCATTAATTAAACCAGCTTGTGATGATACACTTGTTGTTCTTGGTTGAATTAATGTATCTGCGTCAGTTGCGGCAGTTTGAAAAGAAGCAAAGTTTGTTTCAAAGGCATTATCTGGTAATCCTTTTCCATATCTACTATTTCTTAAATAATCTAATAATACTAATGCAGAGTTTGGTGTCCATTTAGTTGTTGTATCTCTAGGGTCATAAACTTTTTTACCTTTTAAAATTACTTTAATTTGTGGTATTCCTTTAAAAATATCTTGATTCCATGTAAATCTTAAAGCTAAATAACAAACACCTCTTAATCTATGATTAGAAGTCCAATTTGTAGAATTAGTTAGTATTGAAGAAGCTACTTGATCGTCAGTTCCATTAAATGCTTGTATTTGTATATGGGAACTACTATCTTTATAAAAATTAGCATCTCCAGCAGAAACTTCTCTTGCTGTTCCATGTGTTAAATCTCCATCAAATATAACTCTTTTATCATCTATAAATATCTGTTCTATTTCTTCTATTTCTCCTTCACAAACTACACCAGCTATATATAAATATTGATTATCTGTTCCTGAAGATTCTACAAATACTCTTGTAATTCCAACTTGCCTTCTTCCATATACTACAGGGATTTGTGCATTGTTAGATTGTTTGTTAATTAATACACCTTGTTCTTCTTCTGGTGTATCATGCTCTGGCATATCAGGTAGAGGAATTAACCAACCTATAAATTTTTGAACAACATTTACTACTGAATCAACTACACCACCCATTAATGATAACCCCTTTTAAATTTTTTACCTACTCTATAAATATCATTATCTACTCTTAACCAATTTATAGAATGATTTATTTTTAATTTTTTTCTGAAATAATTATAAACCCACCTCATCATTTTGAAGGTATTTTTTACAGATACGATTTCTATTAACCATAAATTACTACCTGAGTTCCACTCTGAAGATTTAATCTTTCCTGTTTGTTTGAATCGTTTTTCTACTAGATCATGAATATAAGCCCAATTAACAAAACCAACTAATTCATTATTATCATAAAATTTTTTATATTGATTAAGTTTTATTGATGGTTCTAAATAATACTGTAATTGATTATCTGGTTTATTTTTATAACGATCAAACTTTTTGAATAAATTTATTAACTCTTGCATTAAGCTTTACCCCATTTAATATCTAAAGTAGTTTGTGAAGCAAATTCAAAACCTAAATCTCCTGAAAAATGTAATTGTTGTGAACCTGTATTTGTTTTTCTACCTTCAATTTTACTATAATCTGACCAATGCGAAGCAACTATAATATTTGCGTTTGATTGATTAATACTTTCATCAACACTAAAAGATTCAATCCTACCTTTAAATAATAAAAATGGGCTAGTGATTACAGCTTCGCTTGTGTCCAAAAAACCTTTATAAACTTCTGCTTCTTTTTCCATATAACTATTATTTAAAAACAAAGATATAATTGTCTGATCTGCACCAGAAAACGATATAGTTAAATTGCTAACTTCTACCTCTGATGATTCTGTAACACTAGATATTTTAGTAAATAATGAAGAAGCTGTATAAGTATTTGAATCGTAAGTTATATCTTTATAATGATCTGTAAATCTAAATCCTGAACCTACATTTATAAAAACAAGAGTAACAGGTTGTAGGCTATCTGTTGCAAGTTCATTTTTTACTGCTGTTGTTAATGTTCTCGTCATATAATTCGTAAGTTGTTTGGGTTAAACTTTCGCTACCTTTTAACATAGTAAAATTAAATTTGCTATTAGGTTTCTTATATTCTTTAAGGTCATTAATATTAGCATCTATTTCATCTTCATTTACAATAATTTCAGCAATAAAATCAGCAGTTACCCTATGGGTAATTTTGTATTTTTTCATTATAAATTTTCTATTAAGTCCACCTCATATTTAAAAAGATCATTAGTTACAATAGAGTATTCTTGAATGTCATTAACAAGTCTAACAGTAAAATCAACATTATCATAAATTAAAGCTACATCATTTGCTACATTTGCTCTTAATGGTGGTTCAAAAGTAAGTGTTCCCTCTCCTGTGCCATCTGAATCTAAATCTGCTACAGCCATATAAACTTTTTCTTGACCTGTGAATCTAAAATAATCTCCAGCTTTTAAAATATCACTTGTACTTGCAGACATGCCATCTATCGTACAGCTTGTAGCACCAGCAGTAATCGCACCATCTACACTTATAGTTCCTGTGGCAACTCCTTGTGCATTTGATACAATAGGTGGAATAACAGTAAATGTATTTAATTTTGATCTTTGTTTCATAATAAAGGCTTTTATTGGTGCAAAACTTGATCTACTCATAGGTGCATAATCTAAAGTGATAAGAAATTTTTGACCATCTATCTGTCTAGTTTGTACCCTACCAGATGTTGTTACACTTACGATAGTATTTTGTTGTGATCTGATATTAGCACTATTTGAAACAGGAGATGTTGGAAACTGTCCACTCATATTATACTATTGCTTCTTTACCTTTTTCATTTAATGCAGAATTAATTACATTAACTATTGTTGCTCTGTTATCAATTAACAATTCTTTTACACCTTTAACATCTGTTGCATGAATTGTAAAATTAACATTTGTTTCTCCACCACCTGTACCTCTAGCGGCTTGTGTTATTTGTCCTGATGAATTTGGTATAAACATTTCTGCTCCTCTTTCTCCAACTACAACAGGTTGACCTTTTGATACTGCTCCACCTGATTGAAACCCTTTTATTTTATCTACAAGTTTAAGACCACCAGCAATAGCCAATCCAGCAAGTGCAAAATTAAAAGGTGGTGGAACAGATGCAAATGCTTTTGCACCAGCTTCATATGTATAAATTAAAGCTTTTTTAATAGAATCCATTTTAATCATTGCAGTTGCTTTTTTCATAGCCGCACTAACCGCAGCACCGACCATAGCGTCTACTATTGATCTAATTATTGCTTCTTTTAAAGTTTCAAAATTTAATTTACCTGTCATAACAAAATCAGAAATACTTGATTTCAATGATTGTAAAGACGATTGTCCAGCTTCTCTAAATCTATCAAATATTGTAACATCAAATTCTGATTCAAGTCCTTCTTTAAATCCATCAAATGCACCTTTATCTTTTTTAAACAGTTCTGCTACTTTTAATTGTTCTTCAAAAACATTTCTATTACCATTGATTAATTTTTCTATTCTTTCTTGTTCTGCATTTTCTTGGAGACTTATTAATTCTCTAGTTTCTTCAAATATATTTCTGTTAGAACCAATTAATCTTTCTGCTCGTTGTTTTTCGGCATTTTCAACAGCTTTTACTAATTTATGATGTGATTCAAATATATGAAATGCTTTTTGTGTTTCTTTTGTTATTTCTTCTTTTGAATTTAAAATTCCTAATTGTAAATTCATATTTCTCATATGAGTAGTATTTTGTAAATGTAATAAACCAGACTCAGTTTCTAATTGTGCTAATTGTGATTTTTTTAAAGCTATTTGTTCTCTAATTGCTGATTTAGATGCTTTACTATTTTGTTGTAATCTCACTTCAAGTTTTGCTATATCTTCATTTAATTCTTTAAATGTAGGAAGGTCTGCATTTAATTCTCCTTTAAATTCTTTAAATTTATGTATCAAGAATCCCATAGCAGAAGCAAAAACTGTTATACTTCCAAATATAATATTTCTTTTTGTAGCCATGTTAAATCCATTCATAGCTATAGTCATTCCAGCAATAGCAGTTGCTACACCTTTAAAGAATACAGCAACTTTTAAAGCGATCAAACCACTTAAAGTAAATACTATTGAATCTATATTATCTTTTAAAAATTTAAGTGTATCTACCAAACCTTTAAAAGCTATTCCTAAACCTCTACCAATTTTTTCTGCAATAATATCTATTTTTTCTCCATTACTCTCTAAAAATTTATCTAGGTCACCGAACTGTTTTTTTAATTCTTCAAACAAACCAGCTTCAAGTAAAACTTTTTTAAAGTTAAATATTTTATCGCCAATCATTGAGAGAGTAC